GTGCGAGAAGTGAAAAGCGATGGTCAACCTACCCCATTGAATACCCCGATTTTGAAAAGGCGAACGGCTTGTGATGGAGAGTTCAACACTTATGCGGGGGAGCGAGATGACACAGCACTGTTTGTTCTTTACAAAAAGACGGGAGGTGAGACAGTGAATATTTTCGCAGAGGTAACAATCGACGAGACAGGAATAATCAAACAGATAGATGCAGTCAAAGAGGCAGCAGACAGATTTGAGGACGAGGCGTTGAAATTGCATGGAATGTTAGCACAAGCAAATGCTGCCGCAAAGATTAAAAAAGAAAAGGCAGAGGAGGAATAAACTCCTCTGCATGATTCAAGATTTCTTTGCAGCCATTAAAGCAGCACGGACAATCAACTCTCCGGTCGGAGAATTGAGAATTTTCCGAAATTCCTCAATCTCTGTATCAGAATAACCTGCATCCTGCAAAGAACGAATGAGTTGAGATTTGAAATTGTTTGATTCGAGACTTGCCATGTCCTCACCTCCTGTCGTTTGAGAATGGTTGCACATTTATTATATGGCAGGAGGGGCAGCAGGACAAGAAAGAACAGGAGAAACAGAAATGAGCAATGCAGAGACATTGAACCAGTACATAAAAGAGTTATTTGATTATTGGAACGGGAAAAACGATGATTTCGAGTCTATCCCGATACCGAAAGAAGTTGACGACGAAATGCAGAGAGATTCATTTTATTAAAGCCGAAACGGGGCAGCAGTCGCCCCGTCAGTGTCCGGATGGCAACCGACACTCTGACGATGGCAAGCCGAAAGACATCGGGCAGCGATACCGTGGGAAACATGGCAGCGGTCGCACCTGCTACAAAGTGCGTGGATGGTCAACAGGTTTTTCTTGATTTTTTAAGGTGAAAAATCAAAACACGGTGTACATTGCCGGAAAAGAGGTGGACGGGATGAAAAGACCGAGAGAACCACCAACAGGAGGAAACAAGATGAATATAGGACGTATATTGCCGACAGAGGCAGCAGCAATCCTCAATGTGTCACCGCAATTCGTGAGGGTAGCAATGCAACAGGGAAAACTCCCGATTGGAACGGCGGTGCAGATGTCCTCAATTTGGACGTATCACATTTCGGAAAAACTGCTTGCAGATTATTCCGGAAAGAACATAGAAAAAGAGATTGAGAGAATCCGAGGAGGTGTTGAAAAATGACGAGAAACGAGAAAAAGGCAGTGATTGAGAGCATGGCAGAAAAATTCATGAATATTGACGACCTTGAGGGAAAGTCAATGACCATTATGGTGATGTCTGCGTATGCCGAGGGTAAGGCAGCAGGAAAAGCAGAGGAGCGTCGCAGATGGGAACAGAAAGAGGCGGTTGCAGCCGTTTAATGAAAACGCCCCGTCATAACGGCGGGGCAGTACATAGCAGGAGCATGAGAGCAAAGAAAAAGGACAACCATTGCAGTGGTCGTCCTTGTGATAAGAGCAGAGGAGGAAGATGCGACAAGAAAAGAGAACTTGCGGTTGCGACCGTATAAAAGACAACAGCAAAGGAGTGAGAAAATGAGATTTTATCATGCAGCACCAAAAGAAACAATGATGAAGATATACGCCGAGGGCGTTCTCAAAAAGTCGTGGGATGGCGTTGTCTATATGTGCAAAGACCCGATTGACGCTTGCAAGTTTCTTGTGATTAGAGGAATGAGACAAATGAGCGTCATTGAGTTGGAACTTGATGAAAAGGAGGTTGAGGAATCACACGACCATTCAGAGGCATTTTTCAAATGCAAGGCATACATAAAACACGGAGACATTGTTCTCTCCGGAGACGAGAGAATATTCGACTATGATTTTGAGTAAAGAAAAAGGACATCCGTTGCGAGCAGATGTCCGGTGCAAGTCGTGTCAGACTTGAAATTCACTAAAAATATTATAACAAATCTGACACAAAAAAGCAACTTGAAAAGAGACCGAAAAGGTCTATAAAATCAAGGGTTTTCGGAACTTTTATCGTCCTTGTAATAGATAATAACAAGTCTACGAAAACATAACAGGAGGATTGTGTCAGATGGCAAGAAAAAGAGGGATGCAATATATCCCGTATGATTATGAGGCAGCATATAACAAAGCGATGGAGGACATGCATGAGTGGTTCATTGAGAACCTGTTCCAACATCGAAAGAAAGTTATATATGCACTGAAAGAGATAACAGCAGGAGACCAGTTTGAAATTGAGATATATCCGCAGTTCCGGAGCATGGATGAAGTACCTCCGGAGGGGAGAACTATCAAGAAAGACAACAACAAGGCTCAAAAGAATCTGAATGATAAGAATGCACGGAAATATGTTGAGAGGCTAATCAATGAGAATTTCAGTGACCGTGATATTTGGATGACATTGACCTATGATGACGAACATCTCCCACCGGACGGGGATGTGGATGCAGCAATCAAGAATGTGCAAAAGTACATCAGACGCATCAACTATCAGAGGAAAAAGAGAGGTCTCCCGAATGCGAAATATGTCTATGTGACCGCATACAATCCGGATGCGGAAATCAGATGGCATCATCACATTGTCATGGATGGAGCGTTAGACATGGAGACGGTTGAATCCTGTTGGAAACAGTCAAGCAGGAATGAGGTTCGCCGATTGCAGACGGACGAAAACGGTCTGTCCGGTATGGCGAATTATATCGTCGAGGAAAAGAACCGTGTTCCGTCGGAAAAGAGGTGGAACAGTTCACAAGGATTGAGAGACCCACGAATCAAGGTCGTTCATTCCAAACGTCCGGCAGCAGGAGGCAGTTATAAAAAAATAGGCTCATTCGTTGACAAGATGGTCAAGGATAGGGATTCCATTCCGGAGACATTGAAAAAGTGGTATCCGGACATGGATTTCACGAATGCAGCAGTGTACTACAACGATTTTAATTGCATGTTTTATATACATGCACGAATGCGGAAAAGGAGGTCGACAGGTGAAAAGACGAATAAGACGGATAAGACGGGCATTGAAAAGAGCAGGTTTATATAATGCATTTCACATCACATTGATTGCGGTATTACTGACAGGATTTTGCGTGATATTGTTCAATGTCAAAGAACCGGAGCAGCAGGAGGAAAAACCGGAGACAACGCAAGCGGAAGTGATACAGAATCCGGAGACAATGACACAGACGGCAGAGAGCATCGAGGACAAATACAAGGTGTTTGATACCATGTCCGAGGACTGGGGGAGTGATGACCTTGAGGGATTCGTGTTCTACGACCTGCCGGAGAAGTATGCAGACAAAGGCTATTTTCCGGAGAAAATGCAGATATACACAAGATGTCTATGCAAGCAAAACGATGTTCCGTATGCCCTTGTATTGGCAATCATAGAGTATGAATCCGGATATGAGTTCGACAAGACCGGAGACAACGGGAACTCAAAGGGATATATGCAGATATATGAGAAATGGCACACCGACCGGATGCAGAAATTGAACTGCACCGACCTCATGAACCCATATCAGAATGTGAAAGTCGGGATTGATTTCCTCTCGTATCTCCTCAAGAAATACGGAACGGTGCAGGATGCACTTGCAGCGTACAACTACGGTGAAAGAGGTGCAAGGGAACATTTGTGGAACAACGGCGTGTATGTCTATTCATACAACACGGCAATCATGCAGAGAATGAAAGAGATTGAGGAGGTGGTCGGGAAATGAGGTTTGACTGGAAACCGGAATCGAAAGAGAGGTATTTCCGAAAAGCAGAGGCAGCAGTCAAGGCAGCGGGATTCGATGACATCCTGCGGGTAGATAGAGACCAGTTTTCCGTCGTCAAGGGAACGGTCAAGGTACATTTCAAACCGATTTCGAGAGACGGGAAAACACGCCGATGGTGGGAGGCAAAGAGAACGATTGAGAACATGCATGAAGTGCCTCCGGCAAAAGACCAGTTCGGCAGGAAACACAAGAGCATTTTCATACATGCTTTTATGATTTTAGAAATGGAGGAGCAGGACAAATGAAAACATACAGACAGAAACATCCGTACATTGCACAAATCGGGTACATACTGCGGTACAAGCTGCAACGGTTCACATGGATGTTCAAGGTCAAGGATTGCAGACACATTTGTTTGTTCTGCGAATATTATGACACATGCAGACAGGAGGGCAAAGGCAAATGAACATGAAATATGCAATGAGAAGTGAGGACACAGAGCAAATCAATGTCGTGTCGTGGGCGAATTGGAACATGAACCATTATCCGGAATTGAGATGGTTGTTCCATGTACCGAACGGAGGTAGCAGGAACAGAGCAGAGGCAGTCAAATTCAAGCAGATGGGTGTCAAGGCGGGTGTTTCTGATTTGTGCCTCCCATATCCGAAAGGGATTTACTGCGGATTGTTTATCGAAATGAAATACGGCAACAACAGGCAGCAGGACACACAAAAAGAGTTCCTTGCAGACATGGCAGCAGCAGGACATTTCGTCGCAACCTGCTATTCAGCAGAGGAGGCAATCAAAGTCATTGAGGAATATTTGAATCTTGCGTTGTGTTATTGTCCGGAGGAGGATTTCAACAACAAAATGAGCATCCCGAACAACAGCATCCTCAAGGATGGGAAAGTCAAGGGAGGCAGGTCATGACGCTTGCGGATTTACTCAACACATTAGAGAGTGCGGACATGCTGCGAATCATCAAGGGAGGCGAGGAGATGTTCGTCGGCTATCTTGCATTATTTGCACCGGAGGTCGGTCACACGAACTGCACACTCTATGAGCAACACAAAAACGACACGGTCGTGAAATTCAGAGCAGTTCCGGAGATTACTCACAGGAAGTGGAAAGAATTGAACCTCATGTCACCATTACGACCGGACGAAACGCCGGATTTCAAGTTTCAAGAATTGCAAATGAAACTGTATTACACAATTTATTTATAACAGGACAATAACAGGAAAACAGGAGGAAAAGACATGAAAATTATTGCAGTAATGTCACCAAAAGGAGGAATCGGGAAAACAACGACATCCGATTCAATCGCCTATATGTTGGGCGAGGAGCAGGGGAAAAGAGTGCTTGTGTTAGATGGAGACCCACAGGGAGACACATCAAAGACGTTCGGGGTATATGAACCGGACGGAATCGGCATGAGTGAACTGCTTGAGAAACATGAATGTGTCGGAGGTGCATATAAAACGGGCGATTTGATTCGACCGACCGACTATTCACACATTGACATCATTCCGGCGAATGGCTATCTCATGAAAACCGACATGAATCTGCTGCTCAAGTCAGAGGACAACCAAGTCACAAGGATGCGTGAGGCATTGGAGGAAGTATCTGACGCATACGATTATTGCATTTGTGATTGTGGTCGCTTGCTTGACATGGTCGTCATCAACATTCTGATTGCAGCAGAACTCGTCATCGCTCCGGTAAAGGTCGGAGGATATGAAATCGAGGCATTGCAGAACCTTGAGGAGCAGATTGAGGACTTGAGAGACATCAATCCGGATTTGAGAATCAAGGCACTCATGACAATGCGACAGAAAAACAAGACCTCTCTTGAGGTGGAGGAATGGTTGAAAACAGAATCCGGATTTGACATGTTCGTCACACCGATTCGTCGTTCCATCGTCGCAGAGAAATCAACAACGGCGATGATTCCACTCCCGAAATTTTCAAAGAGAGGAATCGTGTCACAGGATTACAGATGCATTGTTCATGAGTTACTCAAGGAAATGGAGGGGTAGGACATGACAGACCATGAAAAAAGCCGAAATCATTATGAAAAAAGCGGAATTTATGACCAGAACATGGAACACTTTGAAGAATGTGAAGTGAACTCCGGTGCATGGGTACTTGTAACAAGACAAATTCCGGTTGATGAAAGATGCAAGCCTCATTTATTCGGGATATACTGGGGCGTACCAAAGCAGGACAGATTTGACAGACAGATTTGCGTGATTCACACAACGGAAGATGTGACATTGCTCAACCATGAGTTCACGGTCATCGACGACGAAAGACTGAAAGTGTACCGTGAGGAGGGGTGGGAATTACATGAAAATATGGCAGCAGCAGACACAGGAATGAACACGGAACTAATAGAAAAAGGTCGGGCGTTATGCGAGGAGGAACGTGAGATATTATGGGCGTTACAACTCGACGGCTTAACAGAGACACAAGCATGTGAGGAATATTTCTTAACAAAACATACAGACTATAACAATTTTTCGATTTGCTACATTCCGAACAAAGAAGTGTTTGCGGAATGTGTTGCAGTATTCGGAGAGAGATATTAAGAAACGGAGGCGTAAAGCATGGGAGACATTATCAAAACAGCACAATGCAGGTTTTGCGGTCAGATGGTACAGATTGAGACCGACAAGGAACTGACGCAACCACAGGCAGAGGAACAGGCAACAATGACATGTAACTGCACAGAGGCGGTCGAGTATCAGAAAGAGAAACAGAGAAAAGAAAAAGCAATGATGAATGTATCTGCCTTGTTTGGAGAGAATGCAGCACCGGACAAGAGATGCGGTGAGGGCATCGTAAACATCTTAAAGGCAGCAGTCGAGGAGATTTACACCGGAGGACTTGCAAAGGTCACACTGAACCTCCGAGGGGGGGTCAAAGCATCAATTTCACAGAATGCAAAGGGTGAAATCAACGTCGAACGTACAGAGACAAAGAAACAGAAACTCACAGAGTAATAACAGGAGGTTGAACAGATGGCAGCAGGATTCAGCGTGAAAGACGCACTCAACAAGAACAGCAAAGCGGGGATTGATGAATCTCCGAGAGCGAGATTCCGGACAAAGGACATCTCAATTTTCAAGATGTACCGGAATGATATGAATTTTTACAGTGTAGAGCAGATTGAGGAACTGGCAGGAGACATCCTCATGTATGGACTGAAACAGAACCTCGAACTTGTATATGCACCGTGCGAAATGGGCGAATATAGAATCGTGGCAGGTGAAAGACGGTGGGAGGCTCTCAAGTATCTTGTATCAAAGGGATATAAAGAATTTGAACTTGCGACCAGTAAATTGACGACACCGCAGGACGATGACGAGGAGCAGGTTGAAATCATAATTGCGAATGCATACCGTACAAAGACCGTTTCAGACATGATTGAGGAGGAAACACGCCTAAAGGCATCTCTTGAGCGTATGAAAGCAGCGGGAAAGAAAATCAAGGGATATGACCTGCAATCCGGACGATTGAGAGAGGTGATTTCCTCAATGCTGCACATGAGCAAAACAAAGGTTGCTCAAATAGAGGCAGTCAACAACAATCTGATTCCGGAATGGAAAGAGGAACTCAAGGGCGAACGCCTCACATTTTCCGCAGCCTATGAATTGAGCGGGATGACAGAGGACGAGCAGCGGGAGGCACTGGGGAAATTCACAGAAACCGGAGAACTCACGCACAAAGATGTGAAAGACATGAAAGCAGAAAGGGCAGCAGGGCAGCAGGTGTCAGAATCCGACACAGAGGCAGAAATCGGCATGAACCCGCCGGAGGTGAGAGCGGGCGACGATTACGAAACACCACATCCGGAGGGAATCACATCAATATGTTATTCCTGCACCGAATATGAGACATGCAACGTCAAGACCGGAACATGTACCTCATGCGACCAGTACAAGAACCGTACAGAGGCATACAAGACCGACGAGCAGAGATATTCAGAGGAACAGGATGCAATCGACCGTGAGACAAAGAAAAAACTCCGTGAGATGGAGCAGGAGGAGAAGATGCAGAAACTCCCGTCAACAGCACCGGAGGAAATAAAGACAATCAGAGTGTCACAGGACAAATTCGAGGAATACACGGGAGAATATAGAAAACCGTACATGATAACAAAAGACGACGGATTCAAGGTCGGAAATGTCGTCAAATTAGTAGTATTTGCAGCAGGTAAAGCGACCGGAGAGACGGCAGACATGAGAATCACCTGCAAAGATGATGACATCACATGCAGTGGACTGTCAGACGGTTGGTGCGTTATCGGTTTAGGCGAGGCATAGAGGAGACAGAATGAGTCATAAACAGAGACACCCGTATTTGATGCAGATTGTATATATCATCAAATACAGATTGAAGAATTGGAGGAAATAATTGAAAACAGTATATGTCAGAACAAAGACAAAAGACGAGGCAAGAAAGAGAGCGGAGTGGCTCTATATGATATTAAGGGATTGCACTCCGGTTATTGCAGATTTGCACACATCAAAAGCACAGGTTGTGACTGAATCAATGGTTATCAAGTATGTTCCGGAAAACTACACAATGGACGGAATACGATGCGACATTGCAATCGGGTTCGGGCAATTAGGAAAAATCATCGCAACAGAGAACACCTGTGATAATTTGATGGACGAAAGAGAACTTGCAAAGTATATCGTTGACAATGAAACGATTTCAGAAAATGAAAATATCGAATGCAGGAGGTAAAAATCAATGAATGACATCAAAAGAGGCGAAATGTTCTATATCAGCAGAGGGGGGGCATCCTACAACGGGAGCGAACAACACGCAGACCGTCCGGCGGTAGTGGTTAGCAACAACAAGAACAATGAGAACAGCAATGTTGTTGAAGTTGTATATATGACTACACAGCCAAAAACAGACCTCCCGACACATGTGACAATAAGGTCAACAGGCAGAATCAGCACAGTATTGTGTGAGCAGGTTTATTCGGTATCAACGGAACGCATCGGAACATATATCGGAGAGGCGACAGACAAGGAAATGGAGAATATCGACATTGCTCTCATGATTTCCTTGCAGTTGGATAATGGCATTAAGACAGCAAAAGAGTATTACAAGACCATCAAGGAGCAGCAGGAGGAAATCGACAGTCTCAAGAGAAAAATTGAGACAATGCAGCAGGAGCATGAGGAGGCAATCGCAGAGATTGAACAGGATGCAGCAGTATACGTTGAGGAAAACAAGAAAATTGCAAATATGACATCATCAGAGGACACAATCAGATTACAGACAGAAAGAGACACATACAAGACCATGTATGAACAGTTACTCAACAGATTAGTGAATGGAGGAGCAGCATGAACAAAAGCGAGTTAAAGGCAATATTTATCAATGCAAAGGCAACAGATGCGAAATACATCGGAGTGAGCATCCAAACAGAGGGCAGCAGTCAACCGGAAATCATCATCAATCCGAATCCGAATTTTGATGCGAAATTTGACTACTACATGGAGGCATACGACGACGATTTGATTCTGATTGCAGCAAAGGGCAAAAAGGACATCAGAATCACGGCAGCAGGGCAAGGAAACCGTTTCGAGGATATTGAATGTCAGTTATTAGGAGAGCGGGGCAAGGGTTGGAAAGAACTCATTGCAGGAGCGATTGACAATGCGTATGAGAAAATGATTGCAACCACACCTCCAACGACAGAGGGGGAACAGACCCATTGTGAAATGATAAAAGAGGCAGTCAAGGGAATGTTCATCAATGAGAGCAGGACGGCAGCAGAGGCAGAGTTCATCAAGACACACATTGTCGACTATGAGAAAATATTCGATGTCTGCATGAACGGTGATGACCTTGAGTTCAAAAAAGGACTTGTCAGATTGCAGAAAATGCAAAATGAATATGTCATGCAGCGGGAAAATGACTGATAGAGAAAAAGAGGCGTTCATCGGCGGGATAGAATTTGCGAGAGACTGGAATCTCGACATCCCGCCGGATGATTTGCGTTTATACGAGAGATTGATTCAAGAAAGGACGGAAAAAGAGAATGAACAAAGTCATATTGATGGGTAGGCTCACAAGAGACCCGAATGTCAGATATACACAGCAGAACAGTTCACAGGAATCCATGTGCGTGGCACGTTATACACTGGCAGTCGACCGCAGAGGTGCAAGAGACGGGCAGCAGTCAGCGGATTTTATATCATGCGTCGCATTCGGTAAAAATGGCGAATTTGCAGAGAAGTATTTGAAACAGGGAACGAAAATTGCTGCAACTGGCAGGATTCAGACAGGTTCATACACCAACAGAGACGGTCAAAAGGTATATACGACCGATGTTGTGATTGAGGAACAGGAATTTGCAGAAAGCAAGAGGGCAGCAGGAGAACAGGCAGAAAATGCCGGATATTCAGACGCAGGAGACGGATTCATGAACATTCCGGACGGTATCGACGGCGAATTGCCTTTTATGTAAGCGAAAAGGAGGGTTGTGATAATATGGGAATCTTAAAAGGCATAATTGACCGATTTCGGGCGATGGGAAAAACGGAAAAAGAGATTTCGGGCATTATTGAGACGGCAGCAGACAAAGCGACCGTAAATCCGGATGTCACGAAACCGGAAAAACCGAAAGAACCGGAAATGAAGATTGAAACAACAGCAGAGGCGTTCATTGAGGCAGTTTTGCAAATGGGAACGACTTTGCAACAGGCAAAAACGGCAATTTTAAAAATGAGCAGTTCAAGAGATGCGGAAAACCGCAAAAACACGAATAACTGGCGTAAAATGCACGGTCTGCCTATGAGAAGAAAGCAGAAAGCGAGGAAAAAGCATGAAAGAGGAAAAGGAGCAGACGGTCATTGAAAAAACCTTGCTATATCTTGAAAATTATCGTGAAATGGAACGATACATCAACGAGGCAGTATCAGAGACCTCTCAAGTGCCGGATATAGGCAAATACAACATATCAGCAGAAAAGGCGTTCTTGCAATCGGTCAGAGAGTGCCGTGCAGAGACGGTCATTCTGTTTGAACACTTGAAAAAGGCTCTTGCATCGCTCAAGGAAGATGCAGAGGCAGCAGGTGAGGGGTACAAATACGACACTCTTGAGGCGGTCTATATAAAGGGCATGTCATACGAGGATATAGTGAGGGAGACAGGATGCGGACGCAACTCACCGAAAAAGTGGTGCAGGGTGATGATTCAGCGGTTGTCAATCAAGTTATTCGGTGCAAAAGCAATTGAAAATGATAAAAACGGAGTGAAAACAGGGTGAAATGAGGGTGAAAACAGGGGTAAAAAGTGGGTGAACAAAAGACAAAATAAACGTGATAATATGTTAGCGTGAACAGTTGAGACGAGCGATTGCAGATGTGCAGTCGCTTTTTTCTTGCCTGTTTGCCCTCCTGTTATATGCGGGTGGGATATACACAGTCATGTGCATAACTGCCCGCCTCTTGTGGATAACACAGCAGGAGAACACAGCAAGAGAGGAGAACACAGATGCTATTGAAATCATGCAGGTGTGGGAAGTTGATTCCGCAGTCAATGAAGATGTGCGAGGAATGTGAGCAACGGCAGCAGTCGAGACACATGATATATAACAACACACGGCGAGACGAGAGAGCAGCAGAGTTCTATGTATCAAAGGAATGGCGGGCGATGCGAGAGCGTATCATTGAGGTCTATGACAACGTAGATATATACGCATTATATGTCGAGCATGAGTTGCTCACATGCAATCCGGTTCACCATATCATTGAACTTGAGGACGACTGGGAACAGCGTTTGAATCCGTTCAACCTCATACCTCTCAACCATAAGACACACAACACAATCACTGCTTTATATAAGCAGAGCAAAGCAAGTATGAGAGCAACACAAAAACAGTTGAGGTCACTGATTGAGTACCACTTTCGAGAGGCAGGGGGATATAAAAAAGTTTTGTGCGATTCGTTTTTAGTCGCACCCCCTCTTTTCCTTGGAGAAAACTCCCCACGGGAATTTCAGTAGAAAGGTATGTCCGAAAGAGGTGTCAGAATGTGACACAAAATACTGAAATGCTGACGGAAAGGAGGTTTGTTGCATCATGGCAGGACAGAGACAACCCACAGATTTGGTTGTAATGAACGGGCGAAAACACCTCACAAAAGCCGAGATTGAGGCACGAAAAAACGCCGAGGTCACAGCACCATGCGACAAAGTGAGACCTCCGTCATATTTGACACCGGAGCAAAAGAAACAGTTCCGGAAGATTGCGAAAGAATTACTCGAAATCAAACTGATTTCAAACCTTGATTGTGATGCACTGGCGAGACTGCTCATTGCACAAACACAGTACATCGAAATCACAGAGCAAATCAGAGCAACTCCATTGATGGAGGATGTTCCAGTCTATGAGATGCGGGAAAATCCGGACACGGGCGAAAAAGAACGTGTGCAGGTCGGTACAAGACAGGTCGTTTCCGGAGAAAGAGAACGCCTCATGATTATTCAAGACCGCTGCATGAAACAGTGTAGGCAGGGAGCATCAGATTTCGGACTGACAGTTTCCTCCCGCTGCCGTTTGGTCGTACCGAAACCACAACAGCAAAAGCCGGAGAACAAATTTGCGAAATATGCAAATTAAGGCATGGCAAAAGCAGGAGAAACACAAGACCGCTGCACACAATACGCCCTTGATGTTGTATCGGGCAAGATAACAGCCGGAGAATATGTCCGTCTTGCATGTCAGAGGCATCTTGACGACATCGAAAAATCGAAAGCAGCACCATACAAATACTATTTCGACGTTGAAAAGTCGGAGGAAATCATCAATTTCGCAGAGGAATTGACCATTGCAGAGGGTGAGGAAAATGAGCATGTGACGGCATATCCGTTCCAGTGTTTCATTTTAGGGTCACTCAATGGATGGAGAACAAAGGAAAAGTCATACAGACGATTCAGAACATCTTATGTGCAATTAGGACGACAGAACGGAAAATCGTTCATCAATGGTATTTTGGCGTGTTATTACGGCAATTTCGACGGGTACAAGTACGGAAAAATATTTTGTACGGCGACAAAGCAAGACCAAGCGAATATCGTTTTTGACGAGGTCGCAAAATTTATCAATTCCGACGAGGATTTGTCAGAGTGGTTCAAGGTTCACGACCACAACCACACGATTGATTGTCTGTTGACACATTCAGAAATCAAAGCATTGTCCGGTGATACAAAGTCACTCGACGGACATCGTGCATATTTGGGAATCGTCGACGAGTACCATGCACACAAAACAAATCAGATGTACAAGCTGCTTGAGGGCGGTATCAAGAAACTCAAGTCGGCGTTGATTTCGGTCATCACGACAGCAGGATTCGACCTCAAGTCGCCGTGTTACAAGTTATATGAGTATTGTTGTAATCTACTCAAGGGCGTTTTCGAGAACGACAGTCAATTTGTGTATATCGCACAGATGGACGAACACGATGACAGATACACGCCGGAGAATTGGATAAAAGCAAACCCGATTCTTGAATTTGACCGAGACGCACTTGAGAACCTCATTCCGATTGCACACACTGCCCGTGATATGGGCGGGGAGGACTTGAGAGACTTCCTTGTCAAGCAGCTCAACATGTGGATGCAGTGGTCAAATTCACTATACATCAAGGATATTGCATCATGGAAAGCATGTGCCGTTCTGAAATCCTTGAGTGATTTCAGAGGCTCAAAGTGTTATGTCGGCGTTGACTTGTCATCTGGAGGAGACTTGACATCAATCGCAATCGTGATTCCGTTCATGGTTGACGGAGTAAAGAAATATTTTGTACACACACATTCGTTCATTCCGTCCTCAAGGGTAGATGAACACATCAAGACCGACAAAGTACCGTATGACGTATGGATTGAAAAGGGTCTTGTGACGGTAACGGAAACACTGGGAGGAATCAAGACAGATTACAAATATATCATCAAATACCTTGAGGATTTAGTGAGGGAATACAACCTCAAACCGCAGTTGATTTGTTATGACCCGCACAACGCATCAGCATTCCTGTCAGACCTTGAGGCGATGGGATTCGATTCAATCTCTGTCACACAGACAGCAAAAGAGTTGAACGATGCGACAGTTGATTTCAGACTTGAGATTCTTGCGGGCAATGTGGAAATCGAGGGAATGGAAGTCGGCAAAGAGGGAAACAAGATAGTTGTTCCAGTTGACAGTCTGCTTGTTTGGTCGATTGCAAACGCAAAGACCATCTCGAACAACTACGGTGAAATAAAAATTGACAAAGACATCACGACAGAACGAATCGACCCGATTGACGCTATCATCGACGCATGGAAACACGCAATGAAAGAGGAGTATCGACCGGATGTGAACGAAACTGTCAATGAATGGCTTGAGCAATTTGAAAAATACATGAAGAAAGGCGGTGAGAAATAAATGAATCCGTTTCAGAGATTAGGAGTGAAAATTTCAAATTGGTGGAGAGGTGAACCACAGGACAGCGGAGGCGTTGTGACACTGAACTCACCGTCATTCCTTGAGCGGATAGGACTGAAAAGAAAAGGGAAACCGACATCAGAGGTCACATATTTCACATGTCTCAAGATGCTGTCAGAAACCCTTGCAAAAATGCCTATCAAATATTATCAGAAAACGGACAAGGGAATCATTGAGGCAGAGGCGACAGATACATCAAAACTGCTCTCAAAAAGACCGAATCCGTTCATGACACCAACAACATTTTGGAACACGGTTGAAATCAACCGCAACCATTACGGAAACGGCTATGTGTATATGAGAAAGAAGTTTGACCGAAAGAAATTCGGCGGTGAAATAAAAATCGTTGATTTGTGGGTCATGCAGTCAAATTGTGTGCAGATAGTCGTTGATGATGCAGGGATATTCGCAGGAGTGGGGCGTTTGTGGTACGTCTACACAGACCCGACATCCGGTCGTCAATATGTGTTCAGTACAGACGAGGTGATGCATTTCAAGACATCTTTCAGTTTTGACGGAATCACAGGACTACCAGTGCAACAGATATTAAGAGACACGGTTGCAGGTGCATCCGAATCACAGGCGTTCATGAATAATCTGTATGAGAGCGGTCTGACAGCAAAGGCAACTCTTGAATATACCGGAGAATTGAACGAAAAGGCAAAAGCAGCACTTGTCAAGTCGTTTGAGGAGTTCGGCAGTGGAGCAAAGAACACAGGAAAAATCCTGCCTGTTCCGTTAGGAATGAAACTCACACCTCTTGACATCAAACTGACTGATTCACAGTTCTTTGAACTGAAAAAATATAACGCCTTGCAAATCGCCGGAGCGTTCGGAGTGAAACCGAATCAAATCAACGATTATTCAAAGTCGTCATATAGCAATAGCGAGATGCAGCAGTTATCATTCTACGTCGACACGGAACTGTTCATCATCAAGCAGTATGAGGAGGAAATCAATTTCAAAATGCTACCGGATGAAGATACAGACGACGGATATTATTACAAATTCAACGAAAAGGTATTGTTCCGCACCGATTCAAAAACGCAGATGGAGTATTTGAGAAACGGTGTCAATGGAACGATTATCAAACCGAATGAGGCAAGACGTAAACTCGACATGGAAGATGCGGAGGGAGGCGATGTCCTACTTGCGAACGGTAGCATCGTACCGTTGACGATGGCGGGTGCAGCATATTTGAAAGGTGAATCCGAGCAGGAGAACACCGATGAACCGGAGCAACCGGAGAAAGAAACAGAGCCGGACACAGAGCAGCCGGACACAGCAACAGAACCGGACGAAACCGACACGGCAGAGGACGAGACTGACGAGGAGGGAGGTGAATAAGCATGGCAAAGAAAAGACGTTTTGATTTCACAAAGAAAAATAAACGCAGCGGAAAAGTTGAGAATGTCGGATATTTGGATTTAGAGCAGGACGAGGAGCAGAGCAGATGTTCCTTGTATTTCTACGGTGACATTGTATCAGCGACATGGGAATCTATGTGGTATGAGGAGGACAGATGCCCGCAGGACATCGCAGATTTCCTCAACCAGTTAGATGGATATGAGGACATTGACATCTATTTCAATTCCGGCGGTGGAGATGTATTTGCAGGACTGGCAATCTACAACCAGTTAAAGCGATATGACGGACACAAAGTCGGATATGTTGACGGAATGGCTGCATCCATTGCATCAGTCATCATGTTTGCATGTGACGAACTGCATTTCGCAACAGGTGCTCAAGCGATGATTCACAAACCGTTATGCATGGCATACGGAAACGCAGACGATTTCAAGGCAGTCATAAAGCAGTTGAATCTCTGCGAGGATTCAATTCTTGATGTCTACATGGAACATGTGCAGGAGGGTGTCACAAGAGACAAAATTCAATCTCTCATGAGCAATGAGACATGGTTCGACAGTAAGAAGATGCAACAGTATTTCAATGTTGAAATCGAGGAAAAGGCAGCAGTTGCAGCGTGTGCATCTGACTTTTTCGAGAAATACAACAATATTCCGGAGGCACTCAAGGGAATCGACACAAAGGACATTGTCGATGCGGTAATTGCGGAATTGGAAAACCGGAACAATGCAGCAGCAGAGGCAGAGAAACAGAGAATCGAGGCAGAAAAGCAGCAGATTCTTGATGATTTATACCTTTATGGTATGTAAGAAATGGAGGACAGAAAGTCATGAATAAGGAATTACAGAAGTTATTAAAGCAGATTAACGACAAGAAAAATGAAGTCAAGAGCCTTGTGAACGATGGAAAACTCGACAAGGCAAGAGCAGCAAAGGAGGAACTCGTAGAATTACAGAACAGATTCGACCTCCTCTATGATTTGGACGAGGACGAGCAGGACGGCATCGAGAACAAGGTCAAGGATGGAACTGCAAAGCAGGTCGGCGGGGATGTCAAGCCGGACAAAAAGAACATCGTGAAATCATTTGTCAACATTGTCAAAGCCGGATTCCTGCACAAAGAGGCAGACGAGGCAGACATCAAGGTGTACAAGGATGCACTCACATCCGACACAACCGCAGGAAGTGAGGGAGAGGTCGGAATCGGCGTGACAATTCCGGAGGACATCAGAACAGACATCATCGAGTTGCGTCGTTCATCCGACAACCTTGAACAGTATGTCAATGTCGAGGGCGTAACAACTAAGACAGGAACACGAAACATTGAGGTTGATGCAGAATCAACACCATTTGACAATGTTGACGAGGCTGCGGATTTTCCGGAGATGGACGAACCGGAATTTTTACCGATTGAGTACAAGGTAAAGAAAAAGGGTGGAATCCTCAAGATGACAGCAGAGTTACTTGAGGACACAGCATCCAACATCATGGCATACATCAACAAATGGATTGCCAAGAAAACAAAGGCAACCCGTAACGCAATGATTCTCAAGGTACTCAATGAGATGACAAAAGGGAAAGAGGTCACAGTCGAGAACCTTGACAGCCTCAAGGACATTTTCAATGAGCAGTTAGACCCTGCAATCGCTGACAATGCAGTTGTTATCACAAATCAGAGCGGTTTCAACTACCTTGACAAGTTAAAGGATAAAGACGGCAACTATATTTTACAGAAAGACCCGACACAGCAGACAAAGGGAAAGATGCTTTTCGGTGAATATCCTATCATCAAATTATCAAAGAAAACTCTTGCATCCGAGAAGATTATGAACACCGATGGTCACACAATCGACGGGTACAAGCATCCTATTTTCTGCGGTGACTTAAAAGAGGCAGTCACACTCTTTGACAGAAACGTCCTCACAATCGACCTCAATGACAAAGGTGCGGGTTTATGGGATAAGGACATGACCGGAATCAAGGTGCGTGACCGTTTCGATGTGCAGCCTGTTGACAAGGGAGCAGTCATCAAGGGTCAGATTACAGAAGTTATCAACGGGTAATATGGCAGCAGGGCGGTGAATCCGTCCTGCTATTGAAAGCAGGTGAGAACATGACGGATGAAGAAAAAGAGAAGTACAGAGACGGTCTGATTGCTACATGCAAGACATATTGTCACATCGACTATGATGACGACATCGAAATCCTTGAATTGATGCTTGACACGACACTGGATGAAATGACGGAACTGATTCAGAATTTCGACCGGAACAACCTCACAAGCCGTCAAAAACTGCTTGCATTTATGTCTGTGAAAGAACTGTATGACAACCGTGACAAGTACAAGAGCGACACGAAAACGCTATCCGCTGCCGTTTCCTCTATGCTGTTGAAAGAGATATACGGAGGTGCAGCAGAATGACAGGCAGAATCAAGATAATTCGCAAGACAACAAGTGTTGTTGACGGTAGACGACAGCAGGAGGAAAAGGAATTTTTCTCATGTTGGTGTGATGTCAAGAGTTTGGGAACAAATGAAAAATACAATGCGTTGCAGATAGGTCTTGAGAACACAATCATGTTTGAAACGAGAGCCTGCGACAAGATGGAGGAAATCAGATTGAATCTGAAAGAGTTCTACGCAGTATATAAAGGCGTTGAGTTCAAGATATATGATGCGTGTCCGATGTTCACAGACGACAGAAAATATCAGTTGAAATGTAGAGCGGGAGCATAGTGTCATAATCTGACACCGGAGGTGATGCAGTGAAAATCGAAATGGAATTTCAAGGCTTGAAAGAACTCATGAAAGCATTTGAGGACGCAGCAAGCGACGAGGACATAAAAGAGGTCAATCAAAAGATTGTAAAGCAAAGCGAACCAGTTGTGAAAAACATCATGTCCGGCAAAATTCCGAAATCGGCAGACATCAAATTATCCGGTAGAGGCTTCGGTTCAAAGTCATCCGTGACATCACATGCAGCGGACAGCATACCGATGGGAGCAGTCAAAATGAAAGACACAGGAGCAACAGCAGATGTCGGATGGGAAAAGTCGGATAATAGCGAACACTTTTATGTGAAATTCATAAACTGGGGAACTATCTATCAACCGCCTCAAGAATTTATTTACGCAACAGGGCGTGAGGCAGATGCGGAACTGCAAAAAATCGCAGAACAGGAATATCAATCCTATTTAGACAACACATTGAAATGAGGTGAGAGCATGAGCAGCAGTCCGGACATCATCAAAGATGCATCCGACGCATTGAGACCTATATCAGACAGAGGAATCACTGTGATGCAAGGATGGTATGACAAAAACATCCATGACAGACATGTGACATTGTGGGATTTGGGAGAAAACGACGAGAATTTTTCGGACGACGATGCAGAGGGAGTGACGCTGTCAGTGCAGGTCACTATATTTTCAGAGAATGACGAGGTTGAACTTGCGAGGGAAATCAAGTCACTCATGAAAGAAAATGATTTCTCATTTGACGGCAGGAACGGAGACGATTCAAAGCCGGAGGACGGAATCTATATGAAAGCACAAAGGTTTTCAAAGTTTTATGAAATGGAGGAATAGACATGAGCGAAACAGTAACACAGGTTAGCGACACAGAACAGAAGATTGTGAGGAGTAGAACTTGCGGTTGTAGAGATTTCTACATCGCAAAACTCACACAGAACGATGCGAAAGCATACGTTGCAGAAACTCCGGTCAAACTGGCAAGAGCAATCAAAGCAAAGGTTGACGAAAAGTGGAGTTCTGAAAAGATTTACTCTGACGATGGAACAGAGGAAGTCATCAATTCCTATGAGGGAACAGAAATCGAACTTGAGGTCAATGCACTCGCACCACAGGACAGACAGATTCTTTTCGGTCAGTTATACGAGAACGGTTTTCTTGTAAAGACTGCGGATGACAAAGCACCGGAGGTCGCTGTCGGATGGAGAGAAAGAAAACTCAACGGAAAGTATGATTTCAAATGGTTATACGCCGGAAAGTTCGCAGAGGGCATCAGTGAGGAGGCAAGCACAAAAGAGGGCAAATTGTCTCCGACAACAAAGAGCATCAAGGGTTCATTCTATGAGAGAAGTCTTGACAATGCGTATGAGATTTCGGTCGACGAATCAAACCTCGTTTCCGGAGACACAAAGGCAGCAGAGGCAATCAAGGCATGGTTCAGCAAAGTGCAGGAGAAAAACGGCGGTTTAGGCTAATAAGAGGACATATAACAGGAGGATAAATCATGAAAAGAAAAATTATAGTCAATAACAAAGAGTTTACAATGCCGAAAATGTCAATCGACACATACACGGAATATCTCGAACTTGCAGAGATTGTCGACGCAAAACAGAGGTATTCAAAGCAGGACATTGAGGCGATGGGTCTTTTTATCTGCAAAGCATACGGAGACCAGTTCACCGTTGAGGAATTAAAGAATCCGGAGACCGGACTTGATGCAGCAGGTTTGATTCTTGAGTTCCAGTTCATCGACATGGGAATTGCAGAAGAACTCACCAAGAGAATGGAGAACATCGAGAAAAATTTTCAGAGTGGCAAGTGATACCGGAAATCGAGGTCACTTGCAGAGGTGAGAGACTTTTCATCAATTCCGTAACGGTAGAACAGTATAAAAAATACATCAGTCTCATGGAAAAGAATGACACGGAGAAATTCTCCGGAGTGATGTTTTTCAACAAAAAGATAATGCAGGAGATGTTCGGGAATGAATTGTCGCTTGCAGCAGTTGGGGAGATTGATGCAGTTGAATTTCTGACGGCAATCAAGACGGTTCATTTCATCATGCAGAACATTGTTGCAGAGAAGATGTTGAGCATTGTCGATGTTGAGCAGGTGGAAAAAGAGGCATCCGCATTCGATGACTACGACCGTGAAAACGGATATGAGGACGAGGATGAACAACCGGAGGAAAATCAATGGAAAGTCTGCGGGGAAATTGTTGACCGTGTTGTAAAAATTGCGATTCGGCTATTGAAAAACTCATACAGTCAATGCATGAAAGAGAACATTGTCACGTTGTTGGACTACTTAAAATTTGAATTAGATACAATCAACGAAAATCAGTAAGAGAGGAGGCGACCGAATGGCTTATACAAGCGTCAAAATATCGGCAGATTCGAGCAGTTATCAATCACAAATGAAATCGGCAGCATCGCAGATGAAAGTCTTGTCTGCGGAATATACGACGGCAGCGACGAAAGCAAAGTTGTTCGGGTCAGAAACAGACAGCCTCAAGGCAAAAGCCGAATCGCTCACTCAAAAAATCACGGTGCAAAAGAACATCGTGCAGTTGAACAGTGAGCAGCAGGAGAAGTTGACAAAGAAACTGTCAGACCAAAAGACAAAGCAGGATGAACTCAAAACAAAGATTGATGCTGCGAAAGAGGCTTATGAGAAATCAACGGCAGAGACCGGAAAGAACTCCGAACAGTCAAAAGCACTCAAGGATGAACTCGACAAGTTAGAGAAAGAGTTCACCGCAAATGAGACAGCAATCGGAAAGACAGAGACCGCACTTGCAAATCAGACGGTAAAGACGGAAAAGTCAAAGACTGCCCTCATGAACATGGAGGCAGAACTGAAAAATGTTAATGACCAGTTAAAAGATAATAAACTTGAAAAATTTGCGACCGTTTGCGATACAGCGGGAACAAAGATGGAAAGTTTCGGAAAGAAAATGTCAGTTGTCTCTGCCGGAATTGCGGGTATTGGTGCAGCATCAATCAAAGCATTCACGGAACTCGACGAGGGTTATGACACCATAGTGACAAAGACCGGAGCAACCGGAGAGGCACTTGAGGGATTGACAAAGTCTGCGGATAATGTTTTCGGAACAATGCCGGAGGATATGTCAACGGTAGGAGAGGCAATCGGAGAAGTCAACACAAGATTCCATACAACCGGAACGGAACTTGAAAAGACCTCTAAACAGTTCATACAGTTTGCAACAATCAACGGAACAAACGTCACACAGTCAGTTGACCAAGTTGACAAAATCATGAAAGCGTGGAACGTCGATGCATCACAGACGGGAAATCTATTAGGATTACTCACGGCAAAGGCACAAGAGACCGGAATCTCCGTTGATACGCTTGAATCAAATGTACTTGATAACAACGCAGCATTCAAAGAAATGGGTCTGTCATTGCCTCAAGCAATCAATTTGATGGCTCAATTCGATGCAAACGGTGTTGATTCAACTCAAGCGATGGCGGGTCTTAAAAAAGCATTACAGAACGCCACATCAGAGGGAAAATCAATGGACGAGGCGTTGTCAGAGACAATCGGCAGCATCAAGAACGCAAAGACAGAGACCGAGGCGATGCAGATTGCAACGGAACTGTTCGGGAAGAAAGGTGCAGCAGAAATGACAAAGGCGATTCGTGAGAATCGAATCGACCTCACCAGTCTGTCGTCATCAATGGAGGAATACGGAACGACGGTCGAGGACACCTACAACGGAACTCTCGACCCGATTGACAATGCAAAAGTTGCAATGAACAATGCAAAACTGGCACTGTCTACACTGGCATCCACAGCACAGACATCCGCAGCACCTATGATTGAGAAACTGACCGGAAAGATTCAAGAGTTGACAAAATGGTTCACGTCGCTCTCTCCGGCACAGCAAGAAACAATCCTCAAGGTCGGTCTTGTGGTTGCTGCTATCGGTCCGTTGTCAATCGGATTCGGTAAGGTGGCAAAGGGAATCTCCGACACAGTAACAACCGGACAGAAATTTGTTTCCGGAGCAGCAAAGATAATTGCAAAGATTACGGCTAAAACAGCAGCCACGGCAGCAGGAACGGCAGCAGATACGGCAGGAACAGCAGCCACGGCAGCACACACGGCAGCCACAACAGCAGCCACAGCAACAACCGGAGGAATGACAGTGGCACAAACGGCACTCAATGCAGTTATGAACTTGTGTCCGATTATTTTGATTGTGACACTGATTGCCGGACTGATTGCAGCAGGTGTCGCACTATATAAAAATTGGGATAAGGTCAAAGAAAAACTGTCCGAATTGTGGGGCAACATCAAAGAAAAATTCAATGCAATCAAAGAGACCATCACGGGAGCATTCACGAAAGCGAAAGAGGCGGTCACAAATAAGGTCAAGGAAATCGGCGACAACATAAAAAACAGCACAATAGGACAAGCTGCATCGAAAGTATTCAACGGCGTAAAGGACACGGTTCACAATGTCATGTCGGCAGCGACCGAAACGGCAAAGGAAAAACTGGGGAACATGAAAACCGCCTATGAAGAAAACGGAGGCGGTATCAAGGGCGTTGTTGCTGCCGGATGGGAGGGAATCAAAGGATATTATTCAGCAGGATTTACTTTTGTTGATAATTTATCCGGAGGAAAACTCTCTGAAATCAAATCAAAATTCTCTGAAAAGACATCGGAAATCAAGACAAAGGTTTCCGAGGGTTGGGAGAATATGAAAACCTCCGTCACAACAAAAATGACGGAATGGAAAACCAATGCATCAAACAAACTGAATGAAATCAAGACGAATTTCTCAACAAAGGTTTCAGACATCAAGTCAAATGTTTCGACGGGTTGGGAGAATATGAAAACCACGGTCACGAATAAAATGACCGAATGGAAAAACAATGCATCGAATAAATTGACGGAAATCAAGTCCGGATTCTCCTCAAAAGTTTCGGAAATCAAGACAAAATGGTCAACAGATTTCACAAACATAAAGGACAAGGCAACTTCACTCATGGAGACAGCAAAGTCCAATGTGTCAACGAAACTAAACAACATGAAATCCGCATACAGTGAAAAGGGCGGGGGAATCAAGGGAATCGTGTCTGCTACATTCACGGGCGTAAAGGACACAATGAACTCTCTCATGAGTACGGCGAACACTCTGACGGGTGGAAAACTCGACAGCATCAAATCGGCGTTCTCAAGCAAATTAGCAAGTGCAAAATCAACCGCATCATCTGCGATGGAAAATATCAAGTCATCATTTTCCTCAAAGATGGAATCCGCACACGGAGCGGTGACAGGTGCATTGTCGAGAATCAAATCGGCATTCAATTTCAGATGGTCATTGCCACATTTGAATTTGCCACACATCAGTGTGTCCGGAGGTGTTGCACCGTTCGGAATTGGAGGGAAAGGCTCACTTCCGTCATTCTCGATTCAGTGGTATAAATCCGGCGGTATTATGACAAATCCGACCGTGTTCGGAATCAATGGCAACAGCCTCATGGTAGGAGGCGAGGCGGGTGACGAGGCAATATTGCCTCTTGCGGAATTTTATAACAAATTGAACAGCATCCTTGACAAGAAACTGGATGCGGTACAGAAATCACAAGTCGTGTATGTGACGAATCACACATACATTGACGGAGACGAAATAGCAAGCAGAACCGTGTCAAAGGTTGATGCGGAAATGGTAATAAATAAGCGAAAAGGGAGGTAAAACAGGGCGATGAAAATAAACGGAATAGACATCAAGAAATACGATGCAAAGCAGTTGACCGCCGATGTGCAGCCTCCCTCTTTTTCAAATTCTTATGAATGGCTGACGAGTGCAGCACTGCCGACGGAATTTGAGACAGAGGTTCAGATGGGTCATTTGAAACTGTCAATATATTTCAAAGGCAAGGACAGGAACAACATCATCCGTGCTGCATCGGAGTTCATGAGCAATTTCACAAAGGCTTGCAAGATGGAACTCGACGGCTACAAAGGAACATACATCGGATTCATCACAACAAATGACTATGAAAAGAAAAACGTGAAACAGAGGTACATTGTAAACCTCGAATTTGACGGCTTTTTCGTCGATGACGACCTCTCAATCACATTCGACGGGAAAACCTCTGCATCGTTCTATAAAGTGGGTACAAGAGACACTCCGTGCGTTGTGGAGGTATATGCCAAGAGTGCCTTGACGAATTACACAATCGCCGGACTGGGAGAGGACGACATCATCATTGAGAGTTTGGCAGCGGGAAAGACGGTTGTGATAGACGCAAAGACCGGACTTGTGACAATCGACGGGGCAAATGCATTTGACAAGGTGAATATGTGGACGTTTCCGGTATTAAAGACCGGAGAAACAGCACTCACATTCTCCAACACAAAGGCGAGAGTGACTATCAGATACACGCCTATGTGGATTTAGGAGGTGAGAACATTGCAGATTTTTAATGACAAAAAGAAAAGAATCGGAACATTGTCCGGATTCAAGGACAGGGAAATCACCACGACACTGGATTCCGGAGACAAAGAGTTGTCGTTTAGTTATCCGGCAGCGGGAGCGTTGGCTGACCTGTTAAAAGAAGAATATTATATACACACCAAAACGGACGAATATGTCATCAAAGCGGTTGAAAAGGGAGAGCAATTCAACAAATACACAGCAGTCCTCAATGTCGAGGAGTTGGAGGGAACGACGTTCCCGTATGGTTTTGAATCACAGGAGCAGACAATCAAGGCATGCCTTGAGTTTGCGTTTGAGGGTACGGGATGGCATGTCGGAACATGTACCGTCACAAAGAAAAGAACAATCGACGAGCAGGAGAGCGTCACCGCATGGGATGTCCTGCAAAAGTGCCTCTCGACATATCGTTGTGAGTGCATCATCCGTTCACTGACAAAGACAATCGACATATATGACCGAATAGGCAGCGACAAAGGATGCTATTTCATGGAGGGGTTGAACCTCCGGAAAATATCATTGAAATCGGACACATACGATTTTTACACAAGAATCTATCCGATAGGCAAGGACGGAATCACACCGGAGTGGTTGACCGGAAAAGATTACATCGACAATTTTCAATACAGTTCCAAAATCAAGGCGTATGTTTGGAAAGATGAAAGATACACAAACACAACAAGTCTGATTGAAGATGCAACGGCAAAACTTGAGGAGATGTCAAGACCATACAAAGCATACACCGCAGAGGTGCTAGACCTTGCGAAAGCATCAGAGGAATACAAAGACATTCTTTTATACGGAATCGGAGACACGGTCACACTTGTGTCGAAGAAAACGAGGACAAGGGAAAAACAGAGGATTGTCAAAATCACTGAATATCCGGAATCGCCAAAAAAGAACACGGTCGAGATTTCCAATGCGAGAAAAACATTTGCAGAAGTCCAAAAAGAGGAGACAGCAGCAGCAACAGACGAGGCAATTTCAATCGCAAATAACAACACAAAAAAAGTGTTGAAAGATGGATATTATACGAAAACGGATGTTGAATCACATATAACAGCAGCAAAGGACGAAATCAATCTAGGAGTATCAAAGACCTATGAGACGAAAACGACCGTAACAGAGAAATGCAATGCTGCGGAAAAGAATGCGAACAAAGCGACAGACGAGAAACTGACAGAGTATTCCACGACGGAGCAGATGAACTCTGCAATTAAAGTGAAAGCAGATGCAATCGAATCAACCGTTTCAAAAAAAGTCGGGAGTGATGAGATAATTTCAAAAATAAATCAGTCGGCAGAAAGTGTCTCAATCAATGCCTCAAAGATAAGCTTGAACGGAGCAGTGACAGCAAATTCAAACTTTAAAATAAACACAGACGGTTCGGCAGAGACAAAAGCATTGAAAGTCACAGGAGGTTCACTGACAATCGGAAACAACTGCGAGATAACGAATGCCGGAAATGTGTTTGCACTATCACCGAAATTCTATTCTGGTTTATATCTTAATAGTGATTTTAAGGTAGGAACACTGTCAAAGCTCAACTATTCAATGCTACTGGGGTATGTCGGAACACATATCTTTGTAGGAGAGAGTGGGGGCGTATTGTGGGGATATGGAATTACGGCAAGCAATGACATATTTGCGTATGGTAAACTTGGATGTTTAGGAGAAAAATCAAGAATCATACACACCGATGACGGACGGAATATCGAGATGTACGCATACGAAACGGCATCACCGACATTCGGAGACATGGGAACGGGGAAACTTGACGAGGACGGTCAATGCTATGTGTATCTTGATGATGATTTCCTGCTGACGGTAGAGAAAGACATGAAATATCATGTGATGCTCACTGCAAAGGGAGCAGGTGAATTATACGTTGAATCAACAAATGAAAAAGACGGCTATTTTGTAGTAAAAGGTACACCAAAACTTGAATTTTATTGGGAAGTAAAAATAAGACAAAAAGGATGCAGAGACACAAGAATTGAGCAATCAGACATACCGGAAAAAGAAGATGTGACGGCAGAAGAACAGGAAATGACCAATGAACAAATAAGAAATCAGTTGACGCTATTGCACGAGATGGAAAGAGACGAAATTGAAGTGCAGGAAGGACAAACAAAAATAATTGAAAGAATGGAGGAAATAGAATGAGACGAGTTATCACAGGATTCAACGCAACAAACGCAGCACAGGGGCAACGATTAGGGTTCACATACACAGAAATGACAGACAGCGGGAGAACAACCAGTGACAACAACAAAGGGAGTATGACGGTTTTGAACGAGGAGGCACAAGGACATATTGATTGGCTGAAAAAATTCATCAATGACTGGATTGAAGAACAGGGAGAATAAAAGAGGCAGCACCGAGAGGAGGTGAGAGCATGGCAACATTGACGAAACTGACAACGAACATCAATCTTGAAATGTCCGGAGACACTAAAAGATATTTAGTATCTGCAAAGCAGGGAGACAAGGCAACACGATTCATTGTCGCAAGACTGCTCAACAACGGTGAACCGTACACAATCCCGACGGGTGCGAGAGCGGTCATCAACATCGCAAAGCCGGACGGAAAGCATGTGTATAACACATGTTCATATTCCGGTTCGGATGTGACAGTCGAATTGACAAATCAAGCACTTGCAGCCTCCGGAACGGCGTATTGCGACATTGAAATCCGGACAAGCGATGATTCACAGGTTATCACATCCGCATCATTCACAATGGAGATTGAACCGTCACAGAGGAATGAAAACGCTATCTTGTCAGCGAATGAGTTCACAGACCTTGAGAACCGGATTGCAGGACACATCAAGAATATTGATGACACGGATGCAGCAGTCAAGAAAGCGGAATCCGCAAGAGTGACCGCAGAGAATGCGAGAGTGAAAGCGGAACAGGCAAGGGTGACGGCAGAAAATAAGCGACAGGAAAATGAGAACACCCGCATCCAACAGGAACAGCAGAGGCAGCAGGACACCTCACAGGCGGTCAAGAATACGAACGATGCAACGGATGAATCCAAGAGGGCGACAACAGCCTGCAAAGAGGTAACAGAGCGGGCAGAGGACGCATTGCAGAATCAAGAGCAGCTTGAGGCGACATTGAACACGGCGACACAGATTCGACAGGATGTGTCACAGATGCAGACAGCAGTTGCAGAGGCAAAGAAACAGGTCGAGCAGGACAAAAAGGATATTGATGACACGATTCAAAATTCACTGCTTGCATCAGCAGAGAAAATCCTTGAGAGTGTGCAGGACTATTTCAACCGTGCAGAGGCGTTATATTCGAGCATGTATCTTGATTGTGACGGAGAAACGCCGTATCTGCGAACGGTGACACCAGTATTCATTGACGGAGCAACGCCACAGGTCAGAAATGCGAATGAGGGCGTTGATTTTGACGGAGGAACGCCGACCTCCCGACAATTAGCAGTATAATTCCATGATACTGGAAACAGACGGCGAAACGAACACAAAGGAGTGATTGTGTGATATATTCCATAATCACGGAGCAAAGGAGGTTGAACAATGGCAGCAATCAGACCATGCACCGGAACAACGGCAGACTGGAAAGCAGTTGAGGACACTCTGATTCTCAAGGAAAGAGAAATCGGAGTTGAGATTGACACATCCGGTCATTATCAAATCAGACAGGGAGATGGTAAAAAGAAATTTTTTGACCTGCCGATTATCGTCAACAATGCCCGTTATGAGGAAATACTGACATTGACACAGGGATATATGAACACCGTGAACAATTTCAGTAAGAACATGACGGAGGCGACGAACAGTGCAAACGGTGCAGCAGCAACGGCAAATAATGCAGCGTCGACAGCAAGTGCAGCAGCAAAAGCGTGTCAAGGCATTGTGAACGGTCTCAACACTATGGTTGACACCGTCACAAAGAAATCATGTGTCCTCACGGTTGAGGATGGAATTTTGACGATAAGGGAGGCGTAAAAAATGGCAAGCGGAGACTTAATTGTAAAAGTAGCAGACAAAGACACACTCGACCGCACATATGCAAATACAAACGCTATACTGGCAGCAGTCGGGGAAGATGTAAGAATAAAGGGTGTAAAGCGTTACGGAATGAAAATCAACAAAAATGACAGCAATCCGGCGACACGATGCACATATCTTTTCGATGCGGTGGGAATGACACCCGCTGCGATGAATTATTCTGCCGGACGGTTCGATTTTGGAGATTGGGGAAACGTCTTTTTTGTAAAGAACAATTATCCGGCAATGGTCAAATATGACGGTACAGAAGATTATAAACTCGACCCGAACGACCACACAAAGAAAGCAGACGGAAAAACGGCATCCGATGTCTCAAACACGGCATACGGAGGAAACGCAATGAGCGTATTCGATGGCAGCGGTGACAAGGGCAAGATTTGGCTCTCACAGTTTGAAATCGGAAACTATGAGTACATGATAATTTCAAACGTCCAGTATGATGAATCGTACAATGATGATGCGTATGTCAGAGAGGACGGCTCACATGCAGACAAACTCTATTTCCCGATGTTCGGCGGTTCATACGACGGAACACGCATCCGTTCTCTTGCAGGACAGACGCTCATGTATAACACGAACGCATCGACAGAGATTACAAGAGCAAAGGCGAACGGTGCGGGGTGGAATATCGGCTCATGGAGCAAACGAAACCTGTTGAATTGTATGCTCAAGATTATGTCAAAGACAGACAATTCACAGACAGCATTCGGACAGGGGCAGACATCCGGATATGTGAACGATTCGTCAAAGAATTACGGACACCTTGCAACAGGAACACTCACCGGAAAAGGACAGTTTTTCGGCTACAACGACACGACACATGAGGTCAAAGTGTTCTACATGGAAAAACCGTGGGGCAACCGTTGGGATAGAATCAACGGTCTGTTGATGGTAGGCGGGGAGATTCTTGCAAAGATGACACCGCCGTACAATCTGACAGGAAAGGACTTTGAAAAGGTCGGAATCACATTCACATCATCCGGCAACGGTTATCAGAAAGGAACAAAATCAAGCAGATTCGGACGCATCGTCAATTCGACGGGTGGCAGCAGTAGCACATACACTTGTGTTTATTTTTGGTGGAACGCCGGAATAACTGCGGTCGCCCTTGTCGGCGGTAACTGTAACGTTGGCGAGTCGTGCGGTGCGGATTACTTGGCTTTGAACGATTCTGCGGGCGCTGCGAGCTGGGCCGTCGGTGCGTCCGTTTTCTTAGAACAGCCTATCGCTGCGTAAGCAGCAGGGGGAGGAACGGAGGGGGAACGCCTCCGCTATTCCCGCCGTTAGGCGGTGTGGTCGTTTTAAAAAATGAATATAGGGATATAGGGTGCGGTGTCGGGCGGTGTTCCTGCTCCCTGCGGTCGCCCTTGTCGGCGGTAACTGTAACAATGGCGAGAACTGCGGTGCGGATTACTTGAATTTGAACAATTCTGCGGGCAATGCGAACTGGAACATCGGTGCGTCCAATTTCTTCTCATATCGGAGCGTTTAATCAAATGCAGCCTATATCCCACGCCACAAGGCGAAAATTATTCCGGATATAGGGTCGGTTGAGTAAGCACAAGCACAAAAACCGATAGGAGATAAGAAAATACTATATGAGAAGTTACAACAACCTATATGAACCAATGTTGCAAGACGACTACATAAAACAGTGTTTTATAAATGCATCAAAGAAGAAAAAGAACAGAAACGATGTGCGTGAGGTATTAGAGAATCTCGATGAACACACGGAACTCTTGAAAAAGATGTTGACAGAGGAGTTGTTCATTCCGGACTATCACGAACCGAGCATCATCAACGAAAGCACAAGCAAGAAAACACGGAGGATTTTGAAACCACATTACAAATATGAGCAGGTCATTCATCATTGTGCAATAGGTCAGTTCAAACCGATTGTGATGAATGGATTGTATGAGTTTTCCTGCGGGAGCATTCCGGACAGGGGTGTTCACTACGGAAAGAAGTACATGAGAAAATGGCTTGATTCATACGGTGGAAAGAAATTCTTTGTTCTCAAGATGGATGTTCACCATTTCTTTGAATCCATCAACCGGAGAATCCTCAAGAGGAAACTCAAAAAGGTAATTCGGGATAAAAAGTATTATAGACTACTCTGCATATTGATTGAGCATGACAAAATAGCACTCACCGCAAAGATTTTGACGGATGCAGGTGTTGAGATAGATGCAGAGCAGACAAAGACGCTTGTCGGATGCATAGCATTTGACGACATCTCCGGAGCGTTGGAGATATTGAGGGAAATCGGCATCACAGAGGCGATGTTCGAGGAACTGAAAGAAATCATTGAGGAGATGCGAAAAGGCGTTCCGTTGGGGTATTTTACATCACAATGGTTCGGCAATTTTTACTTGAAAGCACTTGACCATTACATCAAGGAGGAACTCCATGCAGAGCATTACATGCGATACATGGATGACATGGTGATACTGGGAAAGAGCAAAAAGAAGCTGCATAAAATGCACAGGGCAATCGAGGCGTATCTGAATGAAAACCTTGACCTTGAGATAAAAGGTGACTGGCAGGTGTTTAGATTTGAATATCCGGTGATAAAAGACGGGAAACCAGTGCTTGACGAGAACGGAAAGCAGGTCACAAAGGGTCGCATGCTTGATTTTATGGGATTTCAATTTCACCATGACCGGACAACCATCCGGAAATCAAACATTGAGGCTGCGAGACGTAAGGCAAACCATATCTCAAAGCAGGATAAAATCTCATGGTATAACGCATCGGTGATGTTGTCGTATATGGGATTGTTCAAACACACGGACACATACAACTATTACATTGATTACATCAAACCAAAAATCAATGTCAAGAAACTCAAGAGGATAGTTTCAAAGCATAGCAGAAAGGAGAACAAACATGACAGACTGGAAAAAGGTGACAGGAACACAGCCGGACAAGCCGGAGGAGGTCGACAGGACATCGTCGCCGTCAACGGTTTACCTGCGTAAGAACATCGAACAGGTGACAAGAGAGGCTGAGGGCAGCGACGGAAAGATGCAGACAGTGACCGAATGGCAGTACGACGAGAAAGAAATGACGGTCAAGGAATATGAGAACATGGCACTCATGAAGTCAGTCGTTGAGGAGAACACATCCGGAATTGTCGAATCAGTGACACAGTTTCAGAAAGATGCGGTCATTGACGAATACACACAGCAGTTGATTGAGGAGGGGTTGATTTAGTATGAAAATACTTGTTGAAAGTCTCAAAAGAATGTACAAAAAAGGCACTCTCACAAAGGAACAGATTTCCGAGCGTGTCGCAAAGGGCAGTATTTCAGCGGATGAATATGAATATATCACAGGAGAAAAATTCTCCGGCGGTGATACAGAATGAGTCCGCTTGAAATAATATCACGATTGTGCGATGTGACGGAAAATCTATCCGCAATCGTGAAAAAGCAGCAAACAATCATTGAACAGTCGAAAATCGAGGAGGCGGTCAGAGCGGAACTCCGGCAGGAGGTAGAGGAGACGGACAGGGAGATGGATGTTCTCGAATACCACATGCGGAAATACTGCGACACCGACGACATCGAGGCGACAGAGTTCGGAAAGGAGAACGCCGTTGACGATTGAATTATCCCTGTTGCTCTCCGGAGTATCTGTTGCATTTGCAATCTTTTTCGGAATCTGTTCCAAGCAGAGAAATGAGAAAAAGGACACACAGGAAGATGCAGAACAGAGAGCAACAACCGACACAATGGTGATGGTGAAACTTGAGAACATCGCAGACGACCTCAAAGACATCAAACGGGAATCGAGAGAGAACCGTGAGGAGATGAAAACATTGAGGGAGCGTATTGTCATTGTGGAACAGGCACTCAAGAGACTGGACGGAGAATAGCATTCCGACCGATAACAGGAGGGCAGGAAACGGGCAAGAATCAACCTCACAGAAAAGAGGCAATACATGAGAATGACAGAACAGGAACGACGCATCAGAATCCGGCATCTGAAAAGAATGTACCGGATAAGGGAGCGAAAAGAGAGACATGACAAAAAGGTGTCCGGTCTGTTCATGAAACGTGTTGTATTCACTTTGATTCTTGCAGCATTTATCTTTACAGTCGTGATGATATTTGTGTTTTTGCGGATGGGTTCAGAACCGTCGACACTGATTGAGAATGTATTCCGTTTTCTATCAGTCGAGGGCGGTGCAATGGCACTCATTAAGTCCGTGAAAACGGTCAAGGGAACAAAGTCAAACGGAGAAATACAACACAATGACGAACCGGAACAGGATGACGAGGAGGTACAAGGATGAAATACATCGTCGAGAATTGGTTTGTGATTGTGGGTCTGATTGCAGTATGTGCAGCGGGAGGATATGCAGTATATGTTTTCGTGAAAATGCCGTCAGACAAACAGTTGAACAAAGTGAGAGAATGGCTGCTCTATGCAGTCACAAAGGCAGAAAAGGAACTGGGAGGCGGTACAGGTCAAATCAAACTGCGATATGTATATGATATGTTCGTCGCACGGTTCACATGGCTTGCGAGAGTGATTTCGTTCGAGGCTTTTTCGATGATGGTCGACGAGGCACTTGAGAGAATGAAAAAGATGCTTGAGAGCAACAAAGCGATGCAGACGCTTGTGAGCGGTGAGGCAGGTGAAACAGTTGAAAAGGATATGTGATTTCGCAACCGGAAACGCACACACAATCGTGCTGATATATGCAATCGTCGCTGTCATCGTATGGGTGGCGGTAAATCTGTATTTTTGGAAAATTTCTTTTGATTTAGACAGAGAAATTCGGGAAGAAATGAGAGAATACGGGGATTGCTATTCTGACACGGACGAGGCAAAATTCGGGAAACACATAACAAGGTTGACCGGATTCATCATTTCAATTCCTGCTGCGGTGATGTGGTGGTGTACACCTCTAATCGTGGCGGGATTGATGATATATGACAAGATACAAGAAAAGAATCCGGAATTGTGCGGATTCAAAGCAGACGATTTTGACAAGGAGGAAAACAAATGATTTCAAATTGCGGACATGACGAAAACGGAAGATACTCCGGAGGAAAAGCCGGAGACCAAACAGGTACAGAGTGGCAGGTTATAAATTGGTATAGTAGACCGTGGAAATGCGTTCTCCGTCACCCGAACGCAAAAGTGAGAGCGATGATTGCGAGCATGGCAAAGGCAGCAGCAGTCAATAATAAAATCGGATATTGTCAGTCTCACAGGGGTACATTTTGGACAAATCTTGCAGATTCAAATTTCGACCCCGCACAGATTACAGTTGCATGTGAGGCAGACTGTTCATCCGGTGTCGCTGCAATCGTAAAGGGTGCAGGTTACAGACTGGGGATTGACGCACTGAAAAAGGTGAGTACGGCATGTTATACCGGAAACCTGCGAGCAGCACTCAAGGCAGCAGGATTCGAGGTACTGACAGAAAACAAATATCTGACATCGGATGCGTACTTGCTTGCGGGAGATATTCTGTTGAATGATGGTGCTCACACAGCAACAAACCTCACAGACGGTGCAAAGTCATCCGGAGCGGGAGCATCCAACACAACACCAGTCAAGAGCAACACAAAGGTTGATGTTGCACACGGATTCAACAAGAGCCTTGCAGGAACATACAAGGTGACTGCATCCGGATTGAATCTCCGTGCGGGAGCAGGAACAGGAAAATCAATCCTTGCAGTGATGAATCACGACGAGAAAGTCCAGTGCTATGGATATTATAACGATTGCAACGGCGTGAAATGGTTGTATGTGGTTTATAAGAATATCGTCGGTTATGCATCAAGTAAATATTTGAGCAAATAGGAGGGATAATCATGTTATACTATTTAGGCAAAGGAACAGAGTTCAAGAAAGAGGACTGCAAAGAGTACAAGAAACTTGATGCAGCATTAAGGGCAGCAGCAAAGGACGAGAGCCTCGTTGTTTGGGATGAAACAGGAAAGGTCATCGGTTCACTCACAGATGACGTTCCGGAGGGAGCGTTGCAGACGAATCCGGACGGCAGCATTCCGGCGTTCAATGAGGACGGAACACCTGCGGGAACAGTAGACAGCGAGACCGTGGCAGCAGTCGCCGGAGACAATGAGCAGGAAACACAGCAGGAGAACGCAGAGGACGACGAAAACGCCTCGAAAGAGGACAAGGCGACAAATCCACCGACCGAACAGGAAAACGGCGAAAATGGAGCGAATACAGAGGTAGACGAGGCGACAGAGGACGAGCAGGAGGACAAGGTCATCATCCCACAGGGTAAAATGAGAGTGACGGTTATTTGCGACGGCTCACTCAATATCAGACGTTCGGCAGAGTGGGGCAATGATAACATCTGCGGTCGTGCTATCAGAGGACAGTCATATTATGTGAAAGAGATTCACGTTGTAGACGGAAAGAAGATAGTCAGAACAATCGGCGACCTTTACCTCTCCGGAGAATCGGAGCATGTACAATTCGAGCAGTTATGATATAATAAAACAACGGGAAACAAGACGGGGTTTTATGTGTAAAACACAGGTAACGAACAAATGCTTGAAAAATGCCCGAAAATAGGCGTTCGGAGTTATCAAAGAGATAATAAGAAGAAAATTGATTTTAAGAAAGCCCCGATTTTTCGGGGCTTTTTTAATGCCTAAAATTAAAAAAATATATAATTTTGACCGTATAGACACACTATAGACACACCAGAGACACACAAAAAGCCAATTAAAATATTAAATTCGGCTCAATTAAATAGAATTTTTTTTATGGGGAAATATACCAAAATAAAAAACTGGAGAGCCCCAGCCACAATTTTAAAAAAATGCACAATAAAAACAACAATTTATATAGTAAAAAGCATACTAAAAGCCCTTTTTATATGTATTATTTTATATTTTTAACTGTTTTTTGTACAAAATCACAATAAAATTTTTAACATTAATTTTGTATAAAATACACACCCCGAAAGGCAAGCGGTCGCGGTCGCGTCCTAAAGGTTCCGCGTTTCCGCGTTTCCGCATTTTCCTTTTTCGAGATGTGTGTATAAATTTATATACATAATAAAATTGTTAAATATATATATTGCCGTCAGAGTAATATTTTGCACTCCTATTATTTAATTAAAGCCCAATTTAAAAAAAATCCGTTTAGTATAATATTTAAAACCAAAAGTTATATTTCTTATTTCATACTGTATAGCGTAGCCATTTTTTGCACTCTTAAAAATATATACATAATAAAATTGTAAAATATATATATTACCGTCAGAGTAATTTTTGACACTCTTAAAAATTGACAAAGAAAAAGCCCCTTAAAGCGGGGCTAAACTTTTTTTAATGGAATTAATTATATAATAATTTAATTGGTTCATAAATAATATGATTGTTAGAAAAGAAAAAAAAGAAAAAAGAAAAAAGGGCTAAGTCCTACTTACTAGGGTTTTTATCAAAGCCAGTAAGTTACTTTTTGGAAAAGTAACAAAATGCTACCGCCTTACAAAATTACCGATTAAAATCGCTAATTTTTCCAGTTGGTGGAATGTTCAACCCTGTTTGCTTCGTGGATGTGAATAATCCACTACACAAACTGCCCCAATCATGGGGCGAATGATGTAAAAGAAAAATAAAAAGTTTGAGACACATTAGAGACACATACAAGGCATTAAGCCCCATAAATAAAGCTTTTCTAATTGTCAAAGAGATAATCTTTCAAGAACGAAGATATCAAGAAAAGCCCATTTTTCAAGGGTTACAGAAGTTGTGGAATGCCGTCAGATGTGCTGGAATTTACATCGAATGCAACACATATGCAGCAGGTATGCAACAAAGATATTGATATGTATAGGACATTTTTCAGTAGAGATACTGGGGAATGTCCTTTTCTTTGTCTAAATCTTATTAATTGCATCTACAAGCTCCTTTATATCAAAGTGGGTATACACTTTCTCTGTGAGTGTCATTGCACCTGAGTGCCCCACAATTTTCTTATAAGGAATTGGAACGTAGACAGACTAAGGAACTTAATGAAAAGCGTTCAGAACTTCAATCGATAAGACAAGAGATTGCAAGCGTGACGGACAAAGCAAATGAAGCAGTAGAATTGCTTGATAAGATCAATGCTTTTGTATCATCATTCAGATTATTCGCTCCGACAATAGAAGAATATGCTAATCATGTTGAATCAGATAAGACGATAGAAGCAGGAAACTCATTCAGAGGAATATTGTATGAGATAGGAAAGCTGTTGGAGACATTTAAGGAACTGATAAAAGAAGGATTATGCTGGTTCCCGAGACTTATGCAATGGAAAACATCTAAGGGCGAAGTGGCTCCGGTATTCATAGAGAAAAGTAATGGATATTCATATTCGGTGTATGGATATATGAATGTGGAGACTAGGGAATATTATAGCAAAGCGTTAATTCAGTGGGAGATTAAGGCTGTTAATCGGACAGGGAGAGTAGAACAGATGGATGCTAATGTTGAGGCTATGGCTAGGGATTTGCAGGAGATATTGAGAATTGGTGCGGAGCAGAAGAGGTTGTGGGAGGTGTATGAGGGGAGATAGTTGATGTTAAAAAACTATCTATTAATTAATACTAATACAAAAGTCGAATTTATGAGCACAATGGGGTCAAAGTTCGACTTTTATAATAAGGATAGATGTAAAAAAGAAGGTATAGAAATACAGGATTATAAATGATACAATTAATATTATTATAATGTTGCGATAAAGGAGTGTATTTTTTATGGATAAAGATATATTGCAGAAACAATTGAATAAATGTGTAGAAGTTGTTGAAGCTACATTTGCCAAATTTAATTTGCAATTATTAGGTTATGGATTTTGTGGGATAAATGAGAGTAACGGGTGGTTGCAATTGTTGTTAGAGATAGCATTGCTACCAGGAGAAAAATTAGAAGATAATGTTAGAATAAAAGCTAATTTTTATGACGAAGAAAATACAATAATTTATTCAGACGATGGATATCTTGATATAGAAGAATTCTCAGGATATGATACTATTGCTTTATTTTTAAATGAAGATAATCTTAGTTTTAATATGAGTAAATGTAGAATATTTGCAACGAAGGGATAATATATGGAGATTGTAGAAAAATTACATAATTCTTTCTTAGAAGAAGCAAAAAGATCACCTATATTACTTAGTGATTTAGCTAATATGGAAAAGTATATATCAGAGAGTTATACTGGACGTTCTTTGATAGAATTGTTACAAAATGCTGATGATGCAGGAGCAAGTAAGTTTGAAATAGTAGAAATAAGTAGCAAAGTATATGGTGTAGCAAATAATGGTAGAGAGTTTTGTGAGAACGATTTGGTATCGTTATGTAGAAGCGGTACTTCAACAAAAAAAAGAAAAACAAATACAATAGGGTATAGGGGTATAGGTTTCAAATCTGTTGTAAATTATGCAAAGGCAGTGCATTTATATAGTGGACATATAGCAACAACATTTTCACGACAATTAACTAAGAATTTATTGCCGGAAGCAAATACAGTTCCGCTAATAAGGATACCACATAAATTTTGCGGCAATGCGTACGACAATAGCATAAATGATTTACTTAGAGATAGATATTCAACTGTTTTTGTTTTTGAAACAGAAAGTGATTGTTTACTTGACGAAATAAGTATGTTTGATACAAGTTGTATGTTATTTTTGAGAAATATTAGAGAGATTCATTTTACTTTATCAACAAAAAAAATAACATATATGGTGAAGTATACCAATTTAAATAGCTTATGTGATGAAATTGAATTCCTCGGAACACAAAATAATGATAGGTGGATAGTGTGTTCAGACGAGTTAAAAAGTGATGTTAAACTTGCTTTTAAGTATGATGGTAATAGGGTTATTCCAGCATCTCCACAGGAGTCTGTAATTCATTCATTTATGCCAACCAATGACAAATTAAATGTACCAATCAAAATAAATGGAGATTTTTCAACTGACCCGTCTCGAACTAAAGTAATATATGATACTGAAACAGAGAATGCAATTGAGGGTTGCGTTGATTTAACAAACAATATATTAAAAAATATTTTGGCAGAGAACTATGATAGATATGGATTTATTAATATATTGGCTCAAGCATCATTAGATCCATTAAGAGCTATAAAAGGTAATACAATAAGCGATATTTATATCGAAAAATTAATTAAAAAGTCAAAAGAGCAACTGAAAAAATATGCTGAAGATGTGAAAGAAATATATTATCAGCCACAAGGAATAACGAATGTAGATTTTGAGCAGATATGCAGAATAAATAATGTCTATGGAATTGGAAATGATATTGATGCAAACATAAGGGGAATATTACAATTTGTTAAAATGATAGGAATAAGAATCTTACCACTAGAGATGATGTTGGATGCTATGAAAGATTGTATTTTGTCTAAAGAGTCTAGGATAGAGGTAATGTATGAACTTATAGATAGGTCTAGATTTGGATTAGATAAAGCACTATTAACTAAATTTAACAATGCAAATGTTATTACTTTTAATACAGATGTAAAAAAGGTAATTAATTGCGATAAAAATGACATTATCGAAGATAGTTTTAATGCGGCAGTTATAGAGAAAGTTGGTTCAGTAGTTTACGTTGAGCAGTTTTATAAAGTGTTGGGACTAAAGAACATACGTCAGCAAGGATATAATAAAGAAATTAGCCCTTCAGTAATAAGTCGTAATGTTGGTAGTATTGGCACAAAATCTGTTGTAAAAAAATGGAGAACAGTAGAACAGAATCTAGGAGAAATTTTAAGAAGTCTAGATGGAGTTGTAAATGTAATTGATGTAGCAGCACAAAATGTTGGATATGATATTGAGACAATTATGACAGATGGAACGCATAGGTATTATGAAGTTAAAAGTGTAGATAATATGGGAAATGCATTTACTATGACAAATAATGAATTTTCAGCTGCTGTACAGTATAAAGATAAATATTATCTAGCAATTGTGCAACAGGATGAAAGTCGTATAGAGGTGTGTTTTATATGTGATCCGATTAGTACATTAAATATGACCAAGAGAGTGACAAAATGGGAATGGTATTGTAGTAGTTATACAGGGGAATTTTTGGAATGTAATATTGGTTAAAAGAGGTGAACGTATATGAATATGCAAAAAAGAACATTATACACGATGATGATTTCATCATTTATATGCATTTTAATTTATGCCATTTGTGTATTTATATGGAACCCGATTGAAACTGGTGTGCTACCTGTCAATAGGACAATAAAAAATAATAAATTTTTGTATCGTCAG